GATCCTGCTGTTGCTGCTGGTGCAAGGAAAATGCAGCAGAAGAGCCAGTCTACGATGAATATGATAATGGGTGGTAAAGATGCATACTATTCATCTACCACTAATAGATATTATAAAAACTATACAGAGGCACTGAAAGATCCTAAGGTTGCCGCAGCAGCAAAGGTAGAAGAAACTAAAAAGAAAGTCGACTCACAAAGAGAGTGGGGAGAAGTTCGTTGAAACTTTAACACATAAACTAATAGAAAAGTCATGGCAAACGCAGATAACAAATGTGCAGATCTAGAAGTACAAGACTTCTACACTGACGTAAAAGACACGCTCGGCCTTGTGTACAACAAGCAGATCGAGCTACAAAGCAGACTCGGATTTAACTTCGAGAATTGGACCCTTAAAGAAATTGCAGATTTCTGGTGTGTTAACAAACATGCTATGAGTGACGAACTTAACGAAATGTTCGATGCTCTTGGTGGTGTCAATGATGGCATTGCTTCAGCGGCATGGAAATACTGGAAACAAGACAATGCTAAGGCAGCTGACATGACAGTGGCTGACCTTTCTAAAGAAGATCGCCTCGAACTATTCTATGAGTGGATCGATGGCCTTCACTTCTACATGAACTTCGCTATTTCAATTGGCATGACAGCAGAAGACATAGTAAACCTCTACATGGCTAAGAACGCAGAGAATCACGACCGCCAAAACCGAGGATACTAATGCTACTTGATATTGAACAAAGAGAAAACGAGGTTATTGTAAGCTACTATAACCGAGAAGGCAAAGTTGATTTTAAAAGATATCCAATCTCTCAGTTTGAGAATTGGGTTGTGGCCGATGAAAAGGATCGTTATAAGCATCCTCAAATTTTGAATTGGGATGGTCGACCTATTAAAAAGAATCGTTCACGTTCGTACAATAAGTTTTCATTGATCTACTTTATGGATAATCTTCCAGAAAAGGATCGAGAAGAAATCTTTGAGTTCAACGTGCCTCGTACTTATTTTGTTGATATCGAGACTGAGATTGTTGATGGCTTTCCTAAGCCAGAAGAAGCCAAATCTAGGATCCTTACATTCTCTATAATCACACCTGAAAGAAAGGCTATTGTACTAGGTCTAGACGATCTTTCGTCTGACCAGATAGCTTCTATTGAGAAGGACACTAACGACCACTTTGAAGGTTACGATCAAGATTGGGAGTTTAGTTACTACAAGTTCAAGAACGAGTATGATATGCTCTACAACTTCTTGCATAAGTTCTTGCCTAAGTTTCCTATGATGACAGGTTGGAACTTCATTAATTATGACTGGCAATATATTGTTAATCGTTGTAAGCACTTGCAAATTGATTTGACTGAAGTCGCTATCACAGGCTCACTTGATCGTAACGATAGTCGACCGCTTCACATGGGTATTCTCGACTACATGCAATTGTACGATAAGTATGATCGTTCGGTCAAAGTTAAAGAGTCAAATACACTTGACTATGTTTCAGGCCAAGTTCTTAACGTCAAAAAGATTAAGTATCAAGGAGGTCTACAAGATCTATATGAAAATGACTTTAAAAAGTATGTTTTCTATAACGTAGTTGACTCTATTCTTGTTTACTATATTGATGAGAAGTTAAAGAGCATGGAAGTCTTGTTGACTCTATCTACAATTACTCGCATGCCTCTTTATAAAGCTGCATCTCCTGTGGCTATGACCGAAGCCCTAATCGCTCGTAAATTGGTTGCACAAAATAAACGAGTTGGCGTTGAGTATGATAAAGAAGATAGTCAGAAAGATGGTAAATATGCAGGTGCATTCGTTAAAGAACCAATCTCTGGTTATTATGATGGAGTTAGTGCCTTTGACTTTGCATCTCTGTACCCTTCTATCATGAGACAATTTAATATTTCACCTGACTCTTTTGTCGAACAAGTACCTACTACACAGATAAATAGTCGTCGAAAAGATGAAAGCGTCATTGTCTGCGAAAATGGAGTTGTTTATGAAAAAGAAGACTCGATTCTCAAGAAGATTCTTTCAGATTTGTATAGCCAACGTAAAGAATATAAGAAAACCTCATATGATTTTTATGAAAAAGCAAGAGAGCTGAAAAAAAAATTAAATGAGAAAAAAGCAGGCGAGCCCGCTACCTAAAATATATAAACCCACTTACAACAATATCTCTAATTGGGCCGATCTTGTGATAGGCCCTTTTTAGACTTCTAGGATAAAAAAATACAAGTAATAATGTCACTATTTACAGATAGAATTGAATACAAACCGTTTGAGTACCCAGTATATTACACAGAGGGGTGGTTGAAACAAGCTCAAGCATTTTGGCTTCACACTGAGATTTCCATGCAAGGAGATGTGAAGGACTGGAAAGAAAACCTAATGCCACATGAAAAGAATTTGGTTGGCAATATTTTGTTGGGCTTTGCACAAACAGAATGTGCAGTTTCTGACTATTGGACAACTATGGTTACAAAGTGGTTCCCTAAGCACGAGATTAAGCAAATGGCAATGATGTTTGGCTCACAAGAGACCATTCACGCCACCGCATATTCATACCTAAACGAAACATTGGGTCTAGAGGATTTCTCTGGCTTCTTACATGAACCAGCAACGGCTGATAAGTTCGAGATGTTGACTTCAACCGAAGCTGATTGGACTCATGAAGATTTGGCTAAAGACGCTAGAGCAAGAAAGGATGTGGCCAGATCATTGGCTATTTTCTCAGCTTTTGCCGAAGGCGTTTCATTGTACTCTTCTTTCGCCGTGCTTTACTCATTCCAAATGAGAAACCTATTGAAAGGCATTGGTCAACAAATGAAATGGTCAGTTCGTGATGAATCACTGCACTCTAAAATGGGTTGCCAGCTTTTCCGTCACATGTGTGAAGAGTATGAAGAGCTAAAAGAATTGGTTAGACCTGATGTTGAACATGCAGCTAAGCTTATGGTTCAAATGGAACATAAATTTATCGATAAAATGTTTGAGATGGGTGATTTGGACAACATGAAAGCAATTGATCTTAAAAACTTTATTCTAAAAAGAGCTAACGAAAAATTGGTCGAATTGGGCTACGAGCCTAAAATGCAATACGATGAAAAGTCAGCAGCTGAGCTTGATTGGTTCTATCATTTGACAGGTGGAACAACTCACACTGACTTCTTTGCCGTTAGACCAACTGATTACTCTAAAGCAGGTGAAGACGAAAATTGGGATGAAGACGATATCTTCTAAACAATCGATAGTTTAACACATATAAAAGCTTATAGAATAAATTAAATGGAAGAAGAAACAATCAACTACGGACAAGAATTAGGTTGGGAGCTAGGTGTAGACTTTCCAACATGGGGAAATACTGAGATTTATGTTAAAACAATAAGTCGAGGTTATCTTTTAGCAGGTGAAACGCCTAAAGATGCATACTGGAGAGTTGCAACTGCAATTGCTAAAAGACTTCAAAAGCCAGAATTGGCTTCTAAATTCTTTGATTACATTTGGAAAGGTTGGCTAAACTTAGCTTCTCCAGTTTTGTCAAATACTGGCACAGAAAGAGGTTTGCCTATTTCATGCTTTGGTATTGATGTAGCCGACTCGATCCATGATATTGGTAATAAGAACTTGGAGATGATGCTTTTGGCCAAGCATGGCGGAGGTGTTGGTATTGGTGTAAACCAAATTAGACCAGCTGGAGCAACTATTTCACAGAATGGTACCTCAGATGGAGTTGTGCCTTTCTGTAAGATTTATGATTCGGCAATTTTGGCTACAAACCAAGGATCAGTTCGCCGAGGAGCAGCATCAGTTAATATTGATATAGAGCATGATGATTTTTGGGAATGGCTAGAAATCAGAGAGCCTAAAGGTGATGTTAACCGCCAATGTTTGAATATGCACCAATGTGTAGTTGTATCTGATGGATTTATGCAACGCATTGAGGCTGGTGAGAAAGAGGCTAGAAAAAGATGGGCTGCAGTTCTTCGCAAGCGTAGAGCAACTGGAGAGCCATACATCATGTTCAAAGGAAATGTAAATAACGTTAACCCAGACGCGTATAAAAAGAATGGGCTAAAGGTCTATATGACCAACATCTGTTCGGAGATTACTCTTCATACAGATGAGTCCCATTCTTTTGTCTGTTGCTTGAGCTCGGTCAACTTGGCTAAATATAATGAGTGGAAAGACACTGACTTGATTTACACTGCTACTTGGTTCTTGGATGGTGTACTTGAAGAGTTCATCACTAAAGCTAAATACATGAGAGGCTTTGAAAATGCAGTTAGATCTGCAGAAAAAGGTCGAGCAATTGGTCTTGGAGTTCTTGGATGGCACACATACTTGCAAGATAACAATATTCCTTTCGAAGGTCTAACTAGCCAATTTGAGACTCGTAAGATTTTCAGCCAAATCAAAACAGAAAGTGAAAAGGCAAGTCGTGATTTGGCACATGAATATGGAGAACCTTTATGGTGTGTTGGCACTGGCATGAGAAACTCTCACTTGAGAGCAGTTGCGCCAACAGTATCTAACTCTAAGTTGAGCGGCAACGTTTCACCTGGCATCGAGCCATGGGCTGCAAACGTATTTACTGAACAAACTGCTAAAGGCACATTTATCAGAAAGAACAAGTCACTTTTAACAGTGCTTGACCATATTGGTAAAAATACTAAAGAAACATGGGATCAAATTTTGATTGATGGCGGATCTGTTCATGGTCTTGATTGGATTAGTGATTACTATCTAAAGGTTGGTGAAGATTCATCTGTTGATTCAAAGTGGTCAAAGCCAATTCATGTTGATGATTTGCAATCCGTGCCAGAACATGAAAAGGATGGATTTGTACCAATGGCTGATGTATATAAGACGTTTAAAGAAATCAATCAATTGGAACTGGTTAAACAAGCTGGTGTTAGACAACAATATGTTGATCAGTCAGTTTCGTTGAATCTAGCATTTCCAAAAGAGGCTAGTCCTAAGTTTATCAACCAAGTTCACTTAGAGGCATATAGTCAAGGTATTAAGACTCTCTATTACATGAGAACAGAAAGTGTATTGAGAGGTGATATTGCTACCGCAGCAACAGACCCAGATTGTCTAAGCTGCGATGGCTAATCGAGTTGAGGTTTGAAGACCTCTTCTTAGGACCGGGGTAGTTCTCGGACAGAGGCCAGGAGTTCGCTACTTCCTGGCCTCACTTTTTTAAAGGATATATAGAAATGGATCCAACGTTGGATTTACAAAAAATTATAAAGATATGTTTTTAACTAAAGAACAAATTTTCGGTCTAATTAGACATGGTCTAACTGCACTTGGTGGCGCTTTAGTCGCAAAGGGAGTTATTGACGAAGCTGGTCTAACAGAAGCTGTAGGTGCATTGGTTACTCTAATCGGTGTTATTTGGTCAGCTGCTGCTAAAAAAGATCAGCCACAGGTGGAAGAAGCTGGAGCTACTACTACCGGAGAGGAGGCCGGAGAGGAATAATTTAATTAATTCCACAGGAACAAAGAGGGACGCTAGAGCTGTCCCTCTTTTTTATGAAACAAAGTGTCGTTTTTGCGGTAAAAAGAATAAATTAATTCAACATGAAACTAGTAGTTAATCGTATCGACCAACATGCGTTGAGCTCGTTTATCAATCGAGTAAAACTTATTGATTCTTTCATTTACATGAAGATGGATCAAAACCGTATCACTTCTGCAGTTTACTTGCCACAGCGAGATGCAGTTAAGTATCACTCTGTAGAAACTAATCACGTTTTCCAAATTGACGAAAGCGCTTGGACACAAGGTGATAAAGAAATGAAAATTGCTTTCTTTGACGGAGGTAAAGTCATTGAAGCTATTAAGCACTTTGACAGTGACGCTATTCAAGGTGAAATCGAGTTTGTAGAGAACGAAGAAGATTTCGTTGCATCTACTTTCCGTATCTTTAACGATGAACTTGAGATTACTCTTGCATGTTCTGAGCCTTCACTTGGCTACAAGGACTTGACTAAGGATCAAATCTCTGCTATCTTCAGCAAGGACGGAAGCAAGTTTAACTTTGAACTTGACACTCATATGATCGGCAAGGTTAAGAACCTTTTCGGTCTTGACAAAGATGAAACATTCTCTATCAATGCAAATGGCACTGGAGTTAATGTTAAAGGTAAGACTTTCAGTGTTGTCATTAACCCAGAATCAACTGGAAATGGTGACGTAACGGTCTACAAAAAGTACTTGTCCCTACTTGACAAAGAAGAACAAAATGTTTATGTGTCTGATTCAAAGGTAGTGTTCTCGTCTAACGAGTCTGAAACATTGCTAACAATCTCTACTTGTCAGACTGCATAATATGAACATAGAGCTACTAGAAGAAAAGGCGATTGAAGAGCTTTCCCATAATGAAGGGAAAGCTCTCGTCGCACATTACGAGCAGTTAGCTGCCAAATATACAGCTTATGAACAAGCTGTTAAACTAGCTCTAAACTCTATCTATGGAGCATTCGGTAATAAGTGGTTTCATTTCTTTAACATTGATATCGCTGAATCGATTACGCTTCAAGGTCAAAACGCTATTCTTTATTCAGAAACTATACTTAACAAGTATTTCAACGAGTTTTTCTTTAAAGATACAGCAGTTCACGAACACTTTGATATTAAAGTTCGTTACCGACCAGAACGACCAGCCGTTATTTACATTGACACTGACTCATGTTATGTGCAGTTCGAAGAAATGTATAACGCAATTGATTGGAATGGCAAAAAGCTTTCTATTGATGAATTTATCCTTGAGATTTATGCTTTTAGATTGAAGGATTACATTGTCAAGTGTATGGAAAAGTATGCAGCCAATCGTAACACTGACAACTTCTTGGTTTTCGAATTGGAAACTATCGCATACAACGGCATTTGGATGAGTAAAAAGAAGTACATTCAAAACATTGCATGGGATGATAAGCTCGAAGTAACTGATCGCCATACTCCACTTAAAAAGGTTAAGACGATTGGCTTTGACACTATTCAATCATCGACACCTAAGTTTGCGCGTGAAAAATTGGTTGAAGCACTTAAGATTCTATTTAAGAAGCAAGATAAGCCTTCACCAGAAGATTTGCAAGAATTGGTTCAATTCATGAAAGAAACCAAAAAGCAATTCAAGCTTTGCAACATAGATGACATTTCATTCAATAAGAGAACTAACAACATTGATAAGTATATTGTTGATGACCAAATAGAGCTTCAGTTTGGCCTAAAGTGTCCACCAAATGTAAAAGCTGCAGGTTACTATAATTACTTGCTTAACCAAAACAAGAAGTATAAAAATAAGTATCGCTTGATTGGAAACGGTGAAAAGCTAAAAATTTATCACTGTGCTGATACAGCTTTGAGTGACATGTTCTCTTACTTACCTGGAGATTATCCTTATGAGTTTGCTCCACCTGTTGATTATGATGTACAATTTGAAAAGTGCATGATTGATCCACTTAATAGAGTACTCAAGGCAATTGGTCTTCAAAAACTAGACACTAACCTAATTTACGCAACAGCACTATTTTAATCATGGACTTACAAGAACTAGAACAATTAGTACTCAAGTACCCAAACAATATGGAATTGGGACAAGTTATTAGAATGATGTACTACCAAAAGAAAGAGGCTTTTGAAAGCCAAAACATGGTCAAAGGCCAATTAAACCTATTCGATGGATCTAAGCAAATTAACTCCTGATCAGGTTAAAATTATAACTAAGTACAAGAGAATCCATGATGAACTGGGTTCTATTGAGCAGGATATAAAGAAACTAAACGAACGTTCTCAAGTATTACTAGAAGAACTACAACAATTAAGAGATTACGAACAGTCTCTACAAAAATAATAAAATCATGGCAAAGAAAAAAGAATTTAGCTTCGATGATATTAACAGCGAACTAGCTAATCTAAACCCGCTAGGCTCTGTTATGGAACAATCCAACTTTAGTGAAGTCACTGAATGGATTGACACGGGTAACTATCACCTAAACGCATGTATTTCAGGTTCTCTTTTTGGCGGTTGGCCAAACAACAGATCTTGTTCGGTTGCTGGACCTTCAGGAACTGGTAAAACATTCTTGGTTCTAAACTCAATCAAGCGAGCAATCGATATGGGTTATAGCATCATTTACTACGATTCAGAAGCTGCGGTTGACAAGTCAACCATGACCAAGTTTGGTATTGATACAACTAAGGTTAACTATCAACCAGTTAATACTGTTCAAGAATTCAGACAATCAGTCACAACTATTACTCGCCGCATGCAAGAGGCTAAGAGAGATGGCGCTGATATTCCAAAGGTCATGATTATTCTTGATTCAGCAGGTAACTTGGCAACTCAAAAAGAGATTGATGACGCAGTTTCTGGTAACGAGAAGGCTGATATGACTCGCTCTAAGATTCTTAAGTCTATCTTTAGAATCATTATGACGCCAATGGCCGATCTTAAGATTCCATTTATCTTTACAAATCACACTTACCAAACACAAGACTTTATTTCACGTCAAGTTGCAGGTGGTGGAACAGGACCAGAATATGCAGCTTCTATTGTTCTATTCTTGAATAAAGCACAACTTAAGGATTCAAGTGGTGATAAAGCAGGTATTATTGTAACTGCAAAGCCAAATAAGAATCGTTTTGCCAAACCACAGAATATCAAGTTCCACCTTCACTACACTGAAGGTATGAATCGATTCGTTGGTCTTGAGAACTATATTGATTGGGAAGATATTGGCATCACTAAAGGTGTTATTGAAAAAGGTCAAAAGGTTCCTAAGAAGACAGCCCGCAATTGGATTTGTAAGCACCTTGATGAAACGGTTCCTAATTCAGAGTTCTTTACTGAAAAAGTATTTACACAAGAGATTCTACAAAAGATTGACAATCGAATTCATGATCTGTTCAACTACAGCACTAACACAGAAATCGACGTTGATGAACTAATCGAAGCCGAAAATGAGAATTGATGAGGATAAGCTGCCAATAAAGTACATCCTCGGTATAGAATCAACACTCGAAGGTTATCCAACTGGACTAGATGTTTTGCATCACGAGGTGACTTTATGTCAAAGGCACCCAGACAGATATAAGGGTAAGTTTACGCTTCACGCAGTAAACAAGTATCATTTTCCAGATACAAATATAGAACACCTCAAGACTTCTATTGAGGAGCTTCTAAATGAAGGTTTGATTGAACAAGTCAACCAAGAAGAAGGTAAAGAGTCATATAAAATACTAATAAATCCATTTCAATAATGCAATTCGGCCAAGACTTTGAAAAGACATTCTTTAGGCTTTCACTTGAAAAGCCCAAGTACTTGCAGTCTATTAAGACGGGATTTTACACGTCTGATGAGATCGATACGCTAAGTTATTTGGCCAATGCATTCTATGCTAAGTTTAACGAAACTCCAACAAAGGATCAACTTAAACTTCTTATTCAAAGGTCAGAAAAAGCTAGAGATAAGGTTAGTGATGATATCTTAAATATGATATTTGATGTTGACCTTGATCAGTATGATGAAGAATGGCTTTCAGGTACAGCAGAATCATGGATTAAGTGGAGAAACTTTGACACTTCTCTTATTGATACCATTGAGTTTATCAAGACGACTAAGGTAACTCCAGAGAATGCTGATTCAATTATTACTAAAGTTAAAGGTCTCATTAATGATCGTAACAATCTTAACTTTAATTCTGATCTTGGTCTTGACTTCTTCGATGTAGAATCACACTCACAAAGAGAAGAAGAGAAAGTTTCTACTGGCTACAACTTCTTAGATAGAGTTTTGGGAGGTGGCTATGATAAAGGTGGAAACTTAATTGTTTACGCAGGTGAGCAAAACATTGGTAAGTCAATTTACTTGGCCAATGACGCGGCTAATTTTGTTAAGATGGGTACAAATACGGCTGTGATTACAGCTGAGATGGCAGCACATAAGTTCGTTAAGCGTATTGGTGCTAATCTACTTAGTGTACCAATCAATGACTATGCTGAGAAGGCCAAGAACTCCGAATACATTAAGAGAAGGCTAGAAACTGTAGGTGATGGATTTACACCCCCTGGTCAACTATTTGTAAAACAATTCCCAACTTCTCAAGCCACTGTTCTTGATATTGAAGCTTACCTAAATCAAATTGAGGAGGAGAGACAAATTAAATTGGGCGCAGTAGTTATTGACTACATCAATATTTTGGCTAACTACAGAAACCAAAATACTGAAAACACATATATGAAAATCAAGCAGATTGCAGAGGATTTGAGAGCTATGGGCATCAGAAATAACTGGCTTATAGTTACAGCTACTCAAATCACCAGATCTGGATATAACGCATCGGATATTACGATGACAGACATTGCAGAATCAGCAGGTCTATCACATACTGCCGATGTTATGTTAGGTATTATTCAAGATGACCTAATGAGAGCAAGCGAAGAGTATTGGTTGAAGATCTTGAAGATTAGAGATGGAGAAGGTAAAGGTGTCAAGTGTAAGTTGAATATCAACTACAATTACATGAGATTGACCGAGACCGACGATATAACAAACAGCAATTTACACAGCATTTAAAATGAGAAGAGATAAAATATTTGACAATAATTTTGATAGTCCAGAGTTTGAGTACTTGTCTAACTTTACATTTGATTTAGATCCAGCACATAAAGACCTGAGATCTGAAGAAGAAAAGATTCAAGTAGAGATGATTTCTAGAGATATTCATCAATTGATTGAGGTTTCTAGATTTAAAGTTTTTAACGTAGTTGATGAGCAAGGTAAAACAACCAAGCTTAAGAAGGTTGATATCAACGAGGTTTATGGCTACATTACCGATGAAATATCTAAAAATTATACATTGATTGACTTGTTTAGTGAAATGTGCGTTTACTTTGATATCAATCCATCTAAGTTTTACAACTCTCTATCAAATGCGTACAAAGAAGAGCTTGTTGCAGAACTTGACAGAAAGACAAACATTCTTGATAAGAAGAACATTAAAAAACTATTCTAATGATAGACGACTCTACTTTAAGTAAGCCAGTAAATAGAGTTTGGACTTTAGGTGATATTCACTTTGGTGTTAGAGCCAACTCACTAGAATGGTTAGATATTCAAAAGGACTTTTTTGAGAATTACTTTATTCCAACTCTTGAAAAGCATGTCCAACCTGGTGATGTGTTGGTTCAAGTTGGAGACACGTTTGATAATAGACAATCGATCAATATTCGAGTCTTAAACTATGCTGTTAACCTATTTGAAAGATTGGGCAAAATATTGCCAGTTCATATTATTGTAGGTAATCACGACATTTGGGCCAAGAAGTCTAATGAGATAACTTCTATCGATTCTCTTAAGTGGATTCCTAACGTTCATGTTTACACTGATTGTCAAACTTATAAGTGGCACGATAAAGAAATCTTATTGATGCCATGGAGAAGAGATTCAGATCATGAAGCTGAAACTTTGGCCGATCATCCAACCACAGATATTGTCTTTTGTCACTCTGAGGTTTCAGGTGTTAAGCTAAACTCTAAAGTTAAGAATGAACATGGTACCAGTACTAATGCTTATAAGAACTTTACTAGGGTTTACTCAGGACACATCCACTATCGCCAAGAGCAAGGTAAGTTGTTGTTAGTTGGTACTCCATATGAGCTGACTAGATCAGACCGAGGCAACTCTAAGGGTTTCTATCTAACTGACTTGGCTACCATGGAAGAGACATTCTTTGAGAATCACATTTCTCCAAAGTTTCTTAAGTACAACGTGACTCAGCTTTATGATATGCCTCTTGGTCAATTTAAGAATCAGATTAAAAACAATTTTGTTGACCTGTTTGTGCCTTCTAGAATTGCAACAACCAATGCATTGTCACACCTTGTCAATAAGATTCAAAAGATAAGTCGTCGCCTTGATCCAAATATCTATAACGAAGAAGACTACATTGATAAGGACTTTTATGATATTGATGAGATCGAAGAAATGTACAAGAATTACAACATCATGAACTTGTGCAATACTTATATCGAGGGCCTTGGCTATGACGATGAAATGAAACAAAAGCTAAAAGATAAGTTAAAAGATCTATACACACAATGTGCGTATAACTATGATATAACTGATAGATGAGAATAACCTCCATAGAGTTTAAGAATTTTGCATCTTACGGTAATCAGGTGCAATCCCTAAACTTCGAAGATGATAAGTCAGAATTGTTCTTGACGCTTGGTAAGAATGGTGATGGCAAAACTACTATTGCAAATGCAATCATTTTTGCATTGTATGGTAAAGTCGAAGGTGTTAGATTGTCTGATTTGCCAAATAGAATTAATGGTGAACTTTGGGTTCGAGTAAAGCTGCAATGTGGTACCATGCGAGTTGAGATCGAACGTGGTTTGGCTCCTAGCAAATTTGAAGTCTTAATCAATGGAGTAGAATTTGACAAAGCAGGCAAGAAGTCAGTTCAAGATTATCTAGAAGAAGAGGTTTATGGCATTCCATATCATGTCTTTAAGAATATTATTATTCTTTCTATCAATGACTTTAAATCATTCTTGACAATGACACCTTCTGATAAGAAGCAAATTATTGATAGAATGTTTGGCTTTTCCATCTTAAATGATATGCAAAGAAACATTAAAGATGAAAGAAAGTCAGTTAAAATGGATATCGAGGTCTATGACTCTGAGTTGAATCAGATTATGGATTCTATTGGCTCTGTTAAGCTTAAACTAAATACACTTATTGAAGAGTCTAGTGAAAAGAATAAAAAGAAGCTAGAATTTCTAAGAGAAACTCTTATGACAATGGGTGAAGAGGCTAAAGAACTTTTAGTCGAGAAGGGCGATATCGAAAAACAAATTGGTAGTAACAAAAAAGATTACGACACTAATCGTTCATCTGCAGTTTCTCTTAAGCATGAAATCGAATATCTTAAGAAGAAGGTTGCATTGTATGAAGGTGGTCATTGTCCAACTTGTGAAACCAAACTAGATACCGATTGGCACACTCAACAGCTTGATGGCTTTCAGTCACAGATTAGCGATAAGACTAATCAGATCAAGGCTTTGAAGGAAACTATAGACAGTATTACCGCTGGCATGCAAAGCCTAAAGGATTCTAAGGGTGACATCGAGGCAAAGGTATCTGATATTAAATATCAAATGAAGAATATGAAAGCTGAATTTACCAAGCTTTCTACTTCTACTGATGAAGAAGAATTCCAACACCTTAAGAACTTAATTAAGGAGTTTGAACAAAAAGAAAAAGAAAAGTCATCATTGAGAGATGGCTTGGATGGAGACTACAACTTTATGGAGATTGTAGAGCAAGTTCTTGGTGAAGACGGCGTTAAGAACTTGGCAGTTAAGACTATTTTACCAGGTCTTAACACCAACATTGCAGCCATGGCTCAAACCATGCACTTGCCGTTTCAAATCAGGTTTGATGAAAAGTTCAATTGCATCATCAACCACTTAGGTGAGGAGATTAATCCTATGACTCTTTCTACCGGAGAGAGAAAGAAGGCCGATTTTATCATTGTGATTGCTATCATAAAGATACTTAAGCTAAGGTTCCCTCAAATCAATCTATTGTTCTTAGATGAGCTACTAAGTTCTGTCGATCACGATGGAGTCTATAATATACTAAAGATTCTAAAGCAAGTTATCACAGAGCACAAGATAAATACATTCGTTATCAACCACACGGTTCTGCCACATGAAATATTTGACAAGAAATTGCAGATTTATCGTGAGAATGGTTTTTCAAAGTTCGCAATAGAAACAATAGAATAAATGATTGAATACGTAGGAAACACCCCAATTATCAAGTTCAAAGTAGATGGTATAACCATCTTGGGCAAAGCAGAGTTTTTAAATCCAAGCGGATCTGTTAAGGATCGATTGGTTTCAAGAGTTATTACCGAAGCTGAAGAACGAGGTCTAATCTTTCAAGGCGATACTCTAGTTGAGGCTACTAGTGGAAATACAGGTATTGCTTTTGCTATGTTTGCGGCATTAAGAGGCTACAAGATGAAGATTGTTATGCCATCTAATATGAGTGAAGAGCGCAAGCAGATGTTTAGGTATTATGGCGCTGAATTAATTGAAGTTGAAGCCGGTGACTTTGAAGGAGCTATTGCACTTAGAGATGAGTTGGCAGAAAAGCATGGTTGGTTTAACTGCAATCAATTCCATACTCAGTGGAACATTGATGCACATTATGACACAACTGGTTCGGAGATTAGAGAATGGGTTGATGAAACTGACTGGATCCCACAAGCATTTGTTGCTGGAACTGGTACCGGAGGCACAATCACTGGTGCTGGAAGATATTTAAAAGAATGGTATCGTGACATTAAAGTAGTTGCTGTTGAACCAGCTGAATCACCTGTCATGTCAGGTGGAGAACCAGGTATTCATGGTATTCAAGGCATCGGCGATGGATCTAAATATCTAGTCGAATTGGATGAAGTTGATGATATTGAAGTTGTATCTACAGAAGATGCTAAAGAAATGGCTAAAAGATTGGCAAAAATGGGATATTTTGTTGGTATTTCAGCAGGTGCAAATGTTCTTGCTTCAGTAAGATATGCTAAAAGCCATGAAATTGACTTTATAGTAACTATCTTGTGTGATAGAGGTGAAAGATACATGTCGTGTCTCTGATATATAAAGCAAACAAAAGAATATAACTAGAATGCGTTATTTAGACTTTAATCAATTTGTAAACGAATCAAATTCAGTCAACGAAGCTATCACTATGGCTTCGGATCCAAAACTACGTAAAGCAGCAGATCTTATTGCATCTTACATTAACAAGCAAACAAAATTGGGCTTTAAAGCTCTTATGTTTGATGAGATTGCTCTTTTTGATGATGGCGTAGAAACTGTTGGTAATATGTTTGTTAGCGATAAGGCTAGCTTTCCAGCAATTAGAGTTGCGGCTAACAACAATCCAAATAGACCGGGTATTGTCGGTCAAATTGAATATTATTCAGAGATTGGACCTAACGTTACTTGTGATTATGTTTTCTCTTCTGAGACATTCCCAATTGTTCAATTGGTTATGGAAGCAGCGAGAATCATTGGTGATAAAAAGTATGCTGCTGAAGCAGAAGCTGCAATGAATGAATCATTGGTTAATGAGTCTAAAGTTAAACTAACTCCTGAGGTAATTAAAGCCGTATCATCTAAGCTTAAAGCTGGTCAATCAGCTAAGGACATTTCTAGAGAGTTATCAATTCCATATTACAAAATTCTTAACATTAGAAAGTCTGCGCCGGTCAAGCAAATTGATAGCCCAATTGTTGTAGAAAACGAAAAGACTTTGGATGATAAAGTTAAATTTCTAGAAGAGACAATGCAAGATATCTATGATATCTCAAGAGGCGTTGCAGCTGGAGCATTTAACTCATTGTTTATTTCAGGTAGAGCAGGTACTGGTAAGACATACAATGTTGAAAGAGCATTGAAAGATGAAGGTTTAGAGGAAGAAGACGATTACATTATGGTATCAGGTGCAGTATCGGTTATCATGATGTTTAAGAAAATGTATCAGTACAGAAACAAGACTCTTGTTTTTGATGATTGCGATGCAGTCTTTAGAGATGAGAACGGTCGTAACATGCTTAAAGCTGCGCTTGATACCAAGAAGATTAGAAAGATTTCGTACTTAAAGAAGTCAAGCTTGGTATTTGACCCTAAAGATTTCGAAACTGACCCACAAGGTGAATTTGAGCAAATTGAAAATGGCCTTGTACCGGCATATTTTGAATTTGAAGGTAGAGTCATCTTTATCTCAAACTTGGCTAAAGACAAGGCTGATCCAGATGGAGCTATCAGATCAAGATCTATTTTGATCGATGTAAATCCTGACGATGCAACTCTAATGGAGAGAATGAAAAAGCTTCTACCTCACTTAGAGCCAAAGGCAATGCCTATCAATGAGAAAGAGGAGATTTACGAATTTATGAAAAACGCAAACGACGTTTCTATGAGAACATTCGTTAAAGCTGCTGGATTTAAGATGGCAGGTTTAAAGAACTGGGAGCGTATGGCTAAGCGTTACCTATAATATTAATAGATTGCATGGCAAGTTATAACCTTAAATTTAACAAGGACGATTCTGTTGTCAGGCATCTTATTATTGGACTACTTTCAGACTTAAACGAAAAACTAAGCTTCTTTAGACAAATATCCAATGATGAGAGGGTAGTTGTCGATGTGCCATTCTTTTATTCTATTAGTGGTGATGAGAACTTTTTAAGAGACAACTTTCTATTCTCAACAATTAATGGTGAAGATTGTGAGCCAGAAGGCATGGCCGATGGTAACTATGATAAAGTACCAAGAGGCATAGTTAACTTATCTTCACTTGCTGTTGATCCAAGTAAATTGGTCAACAAGAGAAACATGGGTCATTACTCCAGATTAAATTCTAATGGAGAAATGCAGGGTTTTGTAGCTGAATTTGAAATGATTCCAGTTATAATAGGCATAGATGTTGAATTACTACTTTCAAGCCAACTTGATCTCTTTAAAGTCACAGAGTCTATCATCAAAACCATGTATAAATCTAACTACTATAATGTAGAAGTTGGACATATTGAAGAGGGACTTTATAGATTGGCCGCTTATTATGCTGTACCAGACGATTATACAATTGAAAGACCAATAGAGTATGGATTTGACGATAAGGGTAATCATAAAGTTACATTCTCGTTAGAGGTTAATTCATTCATTCCATCATTTGATTATTCAACCGAAAGACATGCTGCTAATAGAATGTTTACACTTGGCGGTGGAGTACCAGGAGTAGAAGGAAATCCGGGTAATAAAAATAGAGTTAGCACATTAGATGGTGTATCGGATGAGCAATTACCACCAGTTGGAGAAAACTACACGGTTAAGTCCACTAGACTCCCGTTCGATAAGAAGAATTATTTCGGTTGATATATAGTATAGAAAATCATAAAATTAAAGATATGACTAATTCAAACAATAAAGTATTCTCTCCTGTCTTGAGAGACCAGGATGTACTTCAATTCCATACTTCTGGTGCAAATTTTACACTAAATGAAAATGGAATTACACAAGAGAGAAACGTAAATAGAGTTTTTGATGCTTTAGTAGAAGCAATGTATATGTTTGATGTTAGCGAATCAGGTGTTAAAGCATACTACGATTTGCGTAACAACATGTTTGTCAAGCAAGCTGATCAATCTAGTTTAGATAATTCTAACAACTTTTTTAAGTTGACAGAAATGAAAGACTTCTTAAACGAAAAGAAAAAAGAAGTAAAACTAGCTAACAACACATCTGTTCTAGAAGACATTGAAACCGAATTGGCAGAAGTTAACACTAGACTTTCTGAATCAGTAAAAATGCCAATGGTAACTAGCTTTACCTTTGATTCTGAATCAAAAAAGACTTTCATTAATACTACTGAAATTTTAGATGAAGACGTAGCAAATCACAGGGTGTCTACCGGCCATGTTGTTTATGAACACTAACAATACTTAAACTTATTTGAGGTAGCATCTAAGAATTTTGATATGTATGAGGAGCTAACGTTTGCTAGAGAAATTAAAGAAGGCACAGTTTCTTACTCGGTTATGAGAAATGAAAATATGGCTTGCATTTATAGGTTTAACTCAGCAACTACATTGGCTAAATTATCTACTATGCCAATCACTGAAGCAATCAATTATGTACTAGAAAATACAGGAGTTGATGTTACTTATATGTTTGAAGACGTTATTGAAGCGGCTAAAGAAAACAAAGCTAAGCTTGACGAAAAGATTTCTAATCTACATGAAATGATTTCTTTCTTAAAAGATAGAAGAGGTGATTTGGCAGGATATAGCAAAGGTATTCAAGAGATAAAGGAAGCTGATCACATGATTAACCAAGAGATTGAAAGATTGACAAAAGAAATCGAGGTTCTAGAAGCTGAAGGTATTACTAGAAACGATGGTTACATTCCAGGTACAATTGAGGTCGACATTGAAGGACTTACCTCTGGATCTGAAGTTATGGTTGATGCACTAGACTACGCCGCGGCTGGTTCTGATGACCCAATCACATTCTTCGTAGAAGAAAAACCATATAAGACCGAAAAAAGATTTATAACTTTAGCAGCTGGTGAAACTGTCTAAGCTATAAACAAACTTATGTTAAAGGCCGATTTTAAACAAATCGGCCTTTTTTCGTATAATATTAAATGAAAATAACATTACAGTCGTGCCTAGAAAAAAGAATTACTTAAACAATAGGGATTTATATGACGAGATAGTAGAATCAAAGAAACAAGAGAAACTAACACCTAAAGCAGAAAAGATGTTGGTTATGATAGCTGAAAGAGCTATTAGAAAATTAAGTTACTTGAATGAAGACGATAGACAAGATTGTCTTCAATTTGCTATTTTAGATTTACTTAAGTACTGGAGAAACTTTAATCCAGACTATCCTAACGCATTCGCGTACTTTACTGAAATAGCCAAAAGAGGTTATGCAAAGGGATGGAATAAGATTCATCCACAAAAATACAAAGACACTCTTTCAATTGACAGATCCAACTCAAGCACTGGTGAAGGAGGAGGACTATTCAATATCTGATGTCTATCAAGAATGTCAAGCCTACTAAAAATTCAGGATTCATTCAGGGTTATTTTAACCCTAAGAATCCTGAAAAATATTCTGGTAAAACACCTATCATTTACAGATCATCTTGGGAAAGAAAGTTTATGATTATGTGTGATACTAAGGATGAGGTTTTGACATGGTCGAGCGAGCCAGTGGAGATTAAATATTGGTCAAGCTTAGATAGCAAAGAACATAGATATTATCCAGATTTTTTTATGCGAGTTAAGAAGGGAGATGCGTATGAAGACTTTTTGGTTGAGATAAAACCAGAGGCTCAGATTAGAAAACCCGAACCTCCTAAAAAGAATTCAAAGAAAGCTTTAAAGTCTTATAAGTTTTTGGCCGAGCAGTATGTTAAAAACAGAGATAAATATGTATATGCTAAAAGATGGGCTGAAGAACGAGGTTGGAGATTTATCGTCTTAACCGAAAATAGCTTAAAATAATGGGATATGTTAAAAAAACAATAAAGGAATTAACCAGAATGGCTGGTAGTAAAACCGAGGCAAAAAAACAAGCTGAGGATTGGTTTCAAAAATCAAAGAAAAAACTTAATGAAAAAGAAGTTTCTAATTGGTCTGATCGTTTTTTACCCGGTAAAATTTACGTTTTTAGATATGATAATCCTATTACAAAGGGAACTCTTGATTGGTGGGATCAAAATCCAGTAGTATTAGCACTGGTTTCTACAACATCTAATGATATAGGCGTAAATTTAAATTTGTTGCCTATTCAAGTTAAAGAAGAGTTATTAGACAGAGTTTATAGTATGTACGAAGGGTCTATAAAAACAAAATCTATGGGGTCTGATAAAGCAAACGCACTTCGACAACGGGGAATAAATTTAAAATATGAGGATATGGCTTCTTTTTTAAGAAGAACCGGGTTTGAATTTGCAATTAGACAATATATTCCTTTTAGAAAAACAAATCAACATGTTGTGGCTTATGAATCTTGGCCTAAAATAGCGTTATGTGATTTTGCAGATTTAAATGGAACTACAATTGGCGCTATTAAATGGAGATTCACAAACCACCTCCGAAAGAAGAATATATAAAACTGAATACAATATTGTAAAATATGGCAGGATTTACAGACAGAAACGGGCCGTTAAGCACCGGCAGAAGGCCATTTAGGTTACGTGACTCACTAAAGACGCTATCGTCATTTGGTATGAGATATGATGACCTTGTTATTAGGCAATCTCAAGCTATTGGTCCTATGGAGGATTTATTTGGTTATGGCCAGATTAACCCAATGGGAGCTGATAATGATGATATCTACTCAGCATTTGCAGCCATGTCTCTTACTGACATGCAACTTAGAAAGAACATTCCTTTCTTTGATCAGGATTACGTAGCTAAAAGAGATGAACTTAGAGAATTTTCATTACATGATGAGGTCGAAGACATACTTGATATTCTTTGTGATGAAACTATTGTTTATGATGAAAAGAACTTTTTCGCTAGGCCTGAAATTTTAGGTATGGACGTTTCTGATAGAGTAGAAAAAGATCTTGTTAGATTCTTTAACCAAATCTATCATTATTTTGGCTTTAATCAAGACCAATCAGCTTGGTATTTTTATAGAAAGTTTTTGATAGATGGTTATTTAGCCTTTGAAATAGTTTATAACCCGGATCAAACAGAGATTATTGGATTTAAAGAGTTAGATCCAACAACATTGATTCCTGGATATAACAATGACGATGGTAAAAAAGTTTGGGTTCAATTTAAAGATGACCCAATGAAAGAGAGAAAGCTTTATGATTCACAAGTCATTTACCTTTCATACTCTTCAATTACTACTGCTTCTAGAGTTTCTTATGTTGAGCGTTTGATTAGAGCGTTTAATCTATTAAGAATTATGGAGCATACTAGAGTTATTTGGGCAGTGACTAACGCTTCATTTAGAATGAAGTTTATTATTCCAGTCGGCGGTAAGTCTAAGACTCGTGCTAAGCAGTCACTTGCTCAGCTTATGAACTCATATAAAGAGACAGTAGACTTTGATTGGGATTCAGGTACTTTGGCTACTGATGGTAAGCCCATGCTTCAATTTAACAAAGAGTATTGGTTGCCTTCTAAAGATGGAGATCAACCAGAAATTGAAACTCTTGGTGGTGAAGGTCCAGACCTATCAGATACTGAAGCACTTAAGTACTTCTCAGATAAGCTAAAGCATGTTTCTAAGATTCCTTATTCTAGATTCTTATATGAAGATGGAGGTGGAGACTTTAACTTAGCAGCTGATGGTATGATTAGAGACGAAATCAAGTTTAGCAAGTTCATTAATAGACTTCGCTCTGTATTCCAAGAGATTCTTGTCAAGCCACTTTACATTCAAATGTGCTTGAAATATCCTGAGTTTGCTGAGGATCCCCAGTTTAAAACTCAAGTTTCATTAAAGTTTAACGAAGATAATGCCTTCGCCGAACTTAAACATATGGAAATTATGGAACGTAGACTTGACTTTATTGGTCAAATGAGAGATAGCTTGATGACCACTAACCAAGAGACAATGGAAGAAGAGTATTACTTCGATATGGAATTCTTGGTCAAGCGTTACCTCAACTTAACACCAGATGATATCGCAGCAAACGATGCAGCTAAATCAAAGGCTAATAAAGATAGCGCTGAAGAGCCTGCTGCTGAAGACCCTATGGGCATGATGTAAATATATAAGTAAGCAATGAAATACTTAAGATTATTCGAACAATTTATAAAAGAAGGTAAAGACTCTGTTCTTGCCGGTGAAGATTCAAAGGTTGAAATAGATGCAGTTATTACCGTAAAGGGTAAGAAGATTTCGGCCCAAGAGATTTTAGGAGCTATAATTTCTTCAGACACTGAAAAAGAAATCGAACAGTATTTCTATGATAAGTATGGTGAAGGATCCTTCTCTATTGAGGCTATGTCGGCTATTAAAAAATCATATAATGATTATAAAGCTGAGCAAGCAGAAGAAGAAAAAGAGGCTGAAAAAGAAGAAGGTGGAAAAGAGGGAGAAGATGAAGCCGGCGGCTTAGATACAGATATCTAATCTATTTAGTGATTTTTACTACATAATAAGAAGATATATAACAAAAATAGACCCATATAATGGCAGATTTAAAAAATTTATTGATCGTCGAAAGATCATCTGGTAGCTTAGCAGTTTCCGGTGAATCTAAAGACTACGTGCTAGAGGGTGTTTTTGGAGAGATTGACTCTAAAAACAGAAATAATCGTATTTATACAGAGGATGAATACGTACCTCAAATTGAAGCACTACAGAATAAAATTAAGTCGTCTAAACTATTAGGCGAATTGGACCACCCGCAACAATTTGATATCTCATTAAAGAATGTTTCTCACGTGATCGAGGAACTTTTTTATGACGGAGACTCAAAGCAAGTAAGAGGTAGAATTAGACTACTTGATACTGATGCTGGTAGACAAGCTAAAGCTTTAGTTGATGCAGGTGTTCCTTTACAAATCTCTTCTAGAGCTGCAGGTACTGTGGAGTCTAGCGGAAAGGTAAAAATCAAGCAACTATTTACTTATGATTTAGTTGCCGATCCTGGTTTTGAGAATGCAGAACTCTCAAGAGTAAATGAGTCATATGGCTTCTCTAACGATGATAACTTATTCATCTATGAAATCGGGTCACCTCAAGTATTAGAAACAACAAACTCAAATCAAAACAATATAGAAAAAATGGAAGAATTTGTAAATGCAAATGACTTCAATAAGTATACAGAGTACTTGGCTGAGGAGATTAAAACTCTAAAGGACTCTATCGACGAAGTCAAGACAGGATCTGATGATACTTCAGTTACGGAGCAAATGCAAGAAGTTATTGCTCATAACGATCACTTAGTTGAGAACATCAACAGAATCTCCGAATACACACAATATTTAGCTGAGCAATTGGATAAGAACATTCAGTACACCGAGTATGTCGCTGAACAAACTGATAACACTATCCAATATACTGAGCATGTTGCTGAAAAGCTAGATCAGTCTATTCAATACTCTGAGCATATCGCAGAGAAGGCAGATCAAGGTATTCAGTACGCTGAAACTATTGCAGAAAAAATTGATGAGTCTATCAGCTACACTGAGACAGTTGCTGAGTCAGTAAACAAGTTGAAGGAGTATGCTAACTACATTGCTGAGGCTAGCAACGAAGGTTTCACTGAAAATGACAAGTTGATCGAGTACGTTGACTACTTGAAGGAGAACTTGGAGTCAGTTACTGAATACGCACAATACATCGCTGAGTCTATTAACGAAAACCTAGTTACTGAAGAAGAAGGTACTGAAGCTGGTAAAGAAGTTGAAGACCTAGAAAAGGACGTAGAAGTAGGAGATAACTCTAAAGAAGGTGACGTTTCAAAGGACGGCGAAGAAGCTGGCGTTGAGGCTGAAGACTTAAAAGCAGATCTTAAGAAATCAGATTCTGAAGTTGAAGTCGAGACTAAGGACGGAGAAGATCCAGCTAAGTCAGACGTTGGCGAAGATGGAGCTCACGATCCACTAGAAGCTTACAAAAATGAGATCAGCACTAAGCTTGATACTCTAGTTGAAGCTGCACTAGTTAAAGAGAACGAAAACCCATCATTCTTTAGAATTGTATCTGGTTCTACTCAGTCTAAGTACAACGAGTTGAACGAGGACGCTAAGAAAGAGGTTAGACAAGCTGTTGCTAAGCGTGGATTCATGACTGAGTCACAGATTGTTTCTCTAATCGAGTCTTCACAATTGATTGTTGAGAACAGAAATGCAGAGCCATTCGTTCTAACAGCAATGCCATCTGAGTACAAAGAACAGTGGGAGGCACTAACTGAGTCTAAGCAGGCACAGATCCTAGCACAGTCTAAGTACTTTACTCTAAACACAGAATACCAAGTTTCAAACTTCTGGCAGACTAGAGACCTAAGAGAGTCTAAGCCTGCTATGCAGAAGTTGGAAATGGTTAGTGAAAAGAAATCAGTCGAAACAGAGAATAAGCCAATATACGACGTCTCTGACTATGCTGAACAACTAAAGAAAAGATTCAATAAATAATCATATAACATCGACGAATAGGGCGACAGAAGCAGAAAGCCCAAGTAAATGTCGAAATTCAAACAAACGCAAAAAAAGAAAAATTAATTATGCAAAGAATTAATGAAGCGGAAATCAGAAACACTTGGGCTCCAATTATCGAGGAAGCTACAGGTATCACTGATTCTAACAAATTGGCTTGGATGAGCGAATACTGCCACAATCACAAGCTATACGAGGACGCAAACATCATGTCCTTGTCAAACAACCCTGGCCCAATGAACCTAACAGGTATGGGCGGTGTATCTTTCCCAGGAAACGGTAGCACTGCAAACGTTGGCGGTTCTGGCGCAGACGGTTCAGGAGATAAGGCTCCAACTCTATTGCCATTGGCAATGCAGGTTGCTGCTCAGACTATCGGTCTTGACTTGGTACCAGTTGTACCAATGGCAGGTCCTATGGGTCTACTATCTTACCTAGACTTCACTTACGCAGGTGGTAGACTAGATAATAAAGAAGCTCCAACTTTCATTAAAGTTAAGGTGGGTACAGCAACTGATCCCATCGCCGCAGCAGAAAACACTAATGCTAAATACACTTATGAAGACGATTCAAGAATCGACGGTAAGCACATTTTCAGAGTAGAAGGCGCTGTAGCACAAAGCAGCGTTGCTCTTGACCTAGCATTTGGTTTGGGGCTTGCTGCCGGTACTGATGCTGTAGCTGACGCTGCGGCGGCTGCTGCTCTAGAAGTTGAGCTAGTTAAGGCTCTTGACGATCACCTTCCAGGTTTCTCTGGTAAGCTTGATAGCGGTGACCCATACTCAAGAGATGAGGGTGAATCAACGGCTGACAGATTGATGGGCATGAGCCTATTCAGCAAGTCAGTTGCTGCTGAAACTTTCCAAGTTGCAGCTGCTGTTACTCGTGAGCAGGTTCAAGATCTAAAGCAATTCGGAGTTGACGCTGTTGCTCAGGTTGAGTCAGTTCTAACTAACGAACTAACTCAGTCTATCAACGCTCACATTCTAAGAGCAATGAGAGCACTTGCTGCTACTAACGCTACTGCTGCTGGCTTTACTGCATCTGTAGATCTTGCTGCTGGTGCATCTACCTACGGTGGTGACACTAGAGGTGAAGCTCACAGAAGAATGTTGACTAACATCTTAGCTGCTGCTAACTTGATTGCTAACAGAGGTAGAAGAGGTGCTGGTAACTTCGCAATTGTTGACGCTAAAGTTGCTTCAGCTATGCAAGGCATCGCTGGTTTCGTACCAAACCCAATGGCTAACACATTCAACCAGGTTGCAGGTGCAATCTACCCAGTTGGATCTGTTGCAGGTATCAATCTTTACACTGATCCTCTAATGTCATTTAACGGTACTGGTACCATGGACGGCGGCGTCGGTACAGGTGGTCACGAGATCCTAGTTGGTCGTAAGGGAGATGGTAACGGTCCTGGTCTAGTATTCATGCCTTACTTGATGGCTGAATCAGTACAGACTATTGCTGAAGGTACTATGGCTCCTAAGGTTGCAGTTAAGTCTCGCTACGCACTAGTTGAGGCTGGCTTCCACCCAGAGACTCAGTACATCTCATTCGATGTTGATTCTCTAGAGCTATAATCTTAAGGATTAGAATTCAATACAATATAAGGAAAGCCCGCATTAGCGGGCTTTCTTTTTGTCTCATACTTTCTAGATATATACAAAAAGCAAAACTAATTTAAATGGCTATCAGACTTAAACATAAGTTAGATTTATACGAAGCTTTCCAAGAAAGAAAGCTAGAAACTAAAGTAGAAACCAAAGTTGACGTTAAACCAGAAGTATCTGACAATCCAATTGCTTCTATTAAAGCGGATGTAGATAATATTATTTCTGGTCTTAATGACCTTGTCAACAATTTAGGAGACTCTACTTCTACTGAGCCTGTTTCAGAAGACGCCATAAACGAAAACAATCCAGTTGACCAAGTTTTAGCCTCTGATATTTCAGCTATACCTATGCTTGTCGCCGGCGGCGTACTTATAGGTGCAGTTGCTTTAGTAGCATACATCAAGAAGGTAAAGAAGAAGAAAAAGATTAAGGGTCTTTATGAGCCTGCGCATAAGTCTAAATTAACAGCTGCTAAAATGGATGTTAAGCTTTCTCAAATTGATTTAAGCAGCGTTGAGGACCCAAAGAAAAAGGAAAAGCTTAAGTATCAAGTTGAGGCATTTAAAGAAAAGCAACAAAAGTTACTTGCTGATGCAGCGGATGTTGAAAAAACGCTTGACGAGGCATTTCCAGATCATGGTGAACTATTAGCTTTACTAAGAGCAGAGTCAAGAGTTCAAGTAGCTGAGATTAAGTTATCTGGAAATCTATCTGACGCTGAAAAGAAAAAGATGGAGACAATGTTAGCTACTGCTAAGAAAAGCATTGAAAAACAAGTTGCTAAGGCTGAAAAGAAAGTAGCTGATGCTAAAGAAAAGGAAAAGAACACTCCAGATACCAAGAAGATTGAAAATCTTGAAACTATGAAAAAGCAAGCTGAAGAGCAAAAGGCCAAGCTTGATCCTGAAAAAGAAGATGATAAAGCACAAATTGCTTCTTTAGATGGACAAATCAAAGGATATCAAGATCAAATATCTAAATTAAAAGGTAAAAAGCCAGAACAAGCTTAATCTAACCTTTTCTTAGAGCCTTTCTTAACCACATCTAAAAAGTTTTGTCTCTCTTCTAAGAGAAGAGTTTTACATTTCTTACGAAACTCAATTGAACTTTTAAGTATACGACTATCCACCATTGGAGCATTCAATGTATCGTGATATTCTGGATGAACGAAGTTTTCCAAGTCAAAGTTCATAAATTTGGCTTTGATCGGTCTTAAACTTATGGCACATTGCCAATCTATATAGTTAGTCACTTCCTTAAACTCTTCTAAGCTGACTGGCTTCTGATTTTCCCAGTCATAATAAAGCCTAACTGAGGCGGCATCGCGTTGACCAGGTCTTTGCATTTTTATGGCACACTCTACAAACTGATCACTTTTAGCCCATCGCTTAATATGTCGGTGCTCAACAAGAAACTTTCTATGAACCTTCAATAGGTTTCTTAGTATAACTCCATATCGATTTTTTGGGTAAGGACCATTTGTCCTCTCTATCTTAATCCTTCTCCAATCTATCATATAGTATTTATCGCGTAAACAATCTGCGCCTTCAGTCATATAACTTACAAAGCTATAAGTATGCAATCAATTAATCAGCTCTTTACCGAAAAGTACCGACCTAAGAACCTTGAAGATCTTATTTTGCCAGATCGTGTTATGACCAAGTTTAAAGATGGTCTAGTTCAGAACATGCTTTTTGCAGGTTCACCTGGTACTGGTAAGACTTCAACCGCTAAGGCAGTAGTTAATCAGTTTAACTTGCCTTATCTCTATATTAATGCCTCAACTGATACTTCGGTTGATGTAATTAGAACACGCATCATCGACTTTTGTTCCACGGTCTCTATTATGGATGACCCAGGTGCATTTAAGGTTGTGATTCTCGATGAGGTTGATGGTGTTTCTGATCAGTTCTTTAAGGCATTGCGTGCTACAATGGAGCAGTTTGCTTCTAACAGTCGATTTATTGCTACGTGTAATTATATCAATAAGATTCCAGATCCTGTCTTGAGTCGATTTGAAGTCATTAACTTTGACTTTGATAAGCAAGAAGAATCGGAATTGACTAAGAAATATATCAAGCGAGTCTACCACATTTGCAAACAAGAGGGCTTGACTATTGAAAAAGATGCCCTTGTCGAGTTTGTTCGTAGAAACTTTCCAGATCTTAGAAGTACTCTCAATAAGTTGCAAGGCTTTAAGACTCAGGGTACTACTACGATTGCTGTCGATGATGTTAAGCGATTTAACTCGGTATTTAAGGATGTGTTCGAGTTAATATTCAACGAAACTGATCCAGCTAAAAACTATCAAATGTTGGTCAGTAACTATGCCAACAGAGTTGATGATGTACTTCAGTCACTTGGTGAAGAATTTATTGAATACATAAACCAAGAACAATCGCAAAGCAATAAGCATATTCCACAAGTTATCATTTCGGTTGCTAAGCACCAAGCTCAGCGAGTTGATGTGATTGATCCAGTGATTACGATGTTGAGTTGCGTCTATGATATACAGACGATAATTAGATCGTAAAAAAATGTTAAAATGCTTTCAAGTTTAACTTGAATTCGTTATATTTAAATGAAAGAAGAAATGAAAGTCGGAAAACATACACTATTGATAGACGGAAACTATTTCGTCTTCAGCAGGCTCTTCGTGATGCCTAAGCCCAAGTCTGGTAAGCTCTTAGGAGATGATAAGGCTCGTGGACAATTTATGCGTAAACTTTGTATTGACTTTGCATCAGAGATGCGTAAGCTCAATGCCTTTGTCGATGATGTAGTCATTGCAGTTGACTCTAAATCATGGCGTAAGGATCTATATCCTGAGAGTGATTATAAAGGCACTAGAAAGCAATCGTCTGATGTAGATTGGAATGCAGTCTATGGTACTTACGAGCAGTTCCAAGAGATTCTAAAGAGTAAGGGCGTTACAATCCAACAAACTCAAGGTGCCGAAGCTGATGATGTCCTTTTTGGTTGGTCTACAATGCTTAATGGGCGTGGTAAATCATGTATCGTTTGGACTGGTGATCGTGACTTGATTCAATTGGTTAACTACTCTGAAGCCAACGATGCCCACACCATTTGGTACTACAACACCAAGAAAAGCTTGTATGCTTATGAAGGCTTCACTAAAGCCATGGAATCATCTGCATCTTCTGACTTGTCAAATGACGACATGCTTTTCAACATGGGAGGTCAACACATGATGCGCGACCGCTACCAAAACGATATTATGAAATGGGTTCAAGACAACAAGGTTGAAATTACCGAAGTTGATTGCGACTTGTTTATTCTTAAAAAGATTTTGGTTGGCGATAAGTCAGATAACATTCCTTCTGTTGTTACTTGGCAAAAAGAAATGAAGAGCGGTAAGCTTCGCAACTACTCTATTACAGATAAAACAGCTGATAAGATTATTGCTCAATTCCTAAAAGAGCATAAAGACTTTAAGATCGACTATCTTTTCTCTAAAGAGGCTAAAGAGTCTATTGGTGATATTATCTACCGAGTCGTTGGTCACAGCAACTTGGCGCTGATTCAAGCTAATCTGAACAGCAATATTGCATTGATGCTCTTGCATACTAAGACCATTCCAGATGCTATTCAGAATGCAATCTATGAAGCTATTGATAGAGAATGGGAAGGAGCTGTTGATAACATTGAAGTCTTGTTGGACAAAGATAAGATTCTCGAAGGCACTGATTGGTTGAAGGGTAGCTCAGCTCCCGCTTCAGTTGATCCATTTGCAAATATGGAAATTCCAGAAGAGCCAATCAAAAAGGTCGATAGCCGAAAAGAGACAAAAACTAACCCTAAAACTAGAAAACTAAGTGACTTATTCTGAGTATAACAATCAAGATTCAATAGAACGTATTTTAGAAGAGGCTTCTGCGTACGGTCTACGTGAAGAGGTAAAGCTTTGGGCTGGTAAAATGATGCAAGATCACCCTCAGCTTGATGAATTACAAGCTTATACTTTTGCATATCACGAATGGGTTAAATAATGCTAGACGAAACTAAACTTTTTGACTTCGTGAAAATTATGTTCACGAAGCGAGCTGATTATAATAAACTTAAGCAACATAGTAAGAAGCGACATCACTTTATGATTAATCGCTTCTTTGCCATTAAATATCCAGCTAACGCTAATGAGTTTAACGTTAATGGTATTAATGGCGCATCTGTTGTTGATTGTTGGTCAATGGTAGCCAGCCGATTCAAGTCGGTTCCTGGTTGGTTTTACACTAAAACCAAAAAAGCGGCTAAACAAAAGCCGGATAAATATATTCCATCGGAAGAAGCAGTCCAACTCTATTTAGATAAAAACGAAATAGGAAAGCGCGAATATCAAGAATTGATTACATTTGCAAAGGATCAGCTTTACTCCGATCTTAAAAAGATAGAGGAGCAAATCAATGTTTACGGAAAATAAAGATACGTTTGCAGAGGTAGTCGATATCACACTTTACAGATACAATTCTGTAGATAATCGTATTTGGGCCATGCTTAAGAATAGTGAGGCTCATAAATCCTTGAGTAAACATTCGGTTTTGGTTTCTAATGAAACTCTAAAAGAAATTCTACTAACTCATTTCAAAAAAGAAATCAATCGAGTAGAGTCTCTTCATAGTTCAATTGTTCATAAAGAGGCCACTTCGGTTTACTTTTTGTGGAAGATGCTAGACGATCTATTGGGTTTGAGATGGGTCAAATTTACTTTGAACACCAATGTTGCTTATAACCGTGTTGTTGATATCGATGATATGAAAACGATTAAATATTCGGTTAAAGTTATCAGAGGTACTCTCAGAATGTTCGATATCTTTAATCAAGCACAACTGCCACTGATTAATAGCATTTTACATAAAGCCAATATCTTGAGGCCAAAGCAGCAGTTTACCATTATCAAGACTGAGGATTTGGTAACTAAGCTTGATATCTTGTTGAATAAAAACAACTCTAGTGAAATCGCTACACCGATTAACGCTATTCTGGCTGAAATCGATCATTATCAAACCGATAACCCTGAATTGCTATTAGTGACTGATTTCGACTAAGATATATAAAAGAAAGTCGAACACTATGGGAAAACGCGAAGGTCTTGTTTATTTAGTAGTTGCTCTCTGGGTAATATTAGGAGCTTTAGGTGCTTTTAGAGAAACCACTCTATCAGAGCTTTCAGTTTACTTTGGCTCATTGACTACTTATGTTGGTGTTTATGTTTGGTCAGAGACCAAAAAGCCTTCTGTTAAGACAAGCGTATTTAGAAAGGGTCCAACTTCTAGAAGAGAGGCTATGATATACATAGTAACTTTGCTTTGGGCTCTGGCAGGTGGCTTGACGATGTGGTATAACCAAAATTTAAATGAATTGACAATTTACTTTGTATCTCTTTCTGGTTTTGTAACAAGCTGGATTTTAGGAGAGGTTTATAAACCAGAGGACGATGTCAAGAAAAATATTGCTAAACGATAATGGTAACTGGCTTTACAGCAAATGAAGTAGGTGACGTTCTAATAGCTAGGCTTAAGGAACCATATAACGGCATTTTAAAAGTTTTAGGTTGGGAGGTTGTAGCTGGATTGACTACACCAAGAACTGATGGTATAACACTTTCATTTACTCAAGGATCAAGTGTTGTTCAAGCTAGCCATGATTTTACAATGGAGGATGGCGATAAGATTATCGTAGGTAACCAATATTTCACCGTTGCTTTTGTTAATGGTTCTCAATTTGAAATTCAAGAGGCTTCACCTTTTACGGCTGATGGCCTTAAGTTCTATGAAGAGCTAAATGCAGCCAGCACATTTGTTTATGAGTATAGATGGTCTCAAAACAAAGAATCAAATGGCGGTGAAATGTCAGAGTTTAGACCTTTGACCAATGATTCTAACACAGGTGATCTTTTAGGCCTAAACTTTAATTCAACATTGCCATTGTGGCTAGATATTAGAGCAACTGTCGATAGAAAAGCTGCATCAACAGTATCGTTGAGTATTCTAAGTATCACATATGAACTTGAAACGGCCGATGGTACAATTGAAGCTTGTCCTCAATTTTGTGGAGAATGTGAAGATCCATGGGCATTTGTAGGTTGTGAAGGCATCACAGTTGAGTGTGAGTCTAATCTATTTAATCCATACACACTTCAAAGACCTACCAATCTATATAAGCAAATCACAGATATTTCAACTTCTATTTGGGGCCACGAAGTTCGCTACTTTAGAGTAGAACCAGATAAAAGAACAAAGGATGTGGTTTTGATGGAGTATTCTCTTTACAATGTGATCGAAGAAGGTACTGTCAAAATTATGGTACCAGACAATGAATTTCCAACTGAAGAGTTTAGTTACGACATCTTTGGTATGGGCTTTGAGAACTTTGAAATTCATATTACTAAAAATGAGTTCAATAAGGCATTTGGTAATGGACCAGCTCCAAGAAGCAGAGACTACTTGTTTTTCCCATTCAATAATAGAATGTATGAAGTCGTCTCAGTTACATTTGCAGATGAATTCAACAGAAGCTTAACATATTGGAGAGTTCAGCTTAAGAAGTATGAAGATAGAACTTCTAGCATTCATAATGATACTACAACTGAACAAGCTGTTGATGATTTGGTCGTTGGAGTCGATGAAGTCTTTGGCGAAGAAGTTAAAGAAGAGTTTGAAAAGGTCACTAAGCCTCAACAATACAAAACAGTATTCCATGTTGTACAAGATGGAATCAGATCAGCCATCAACAAAAATCTTAAGATAGCTGATATTGATTTAAGAAACCGATGGACTGTAATTTCAAGAAACTATTACGACTTAACCACAGCTGGCGAAAAGGTAGAGCAACAAGACGGTACTTATGCTTTTGAATTTGACGAAGCAATTATCTATAACCTAAACTCTTCTTTAGCACCTGACAATAATTTAGCTTATGTTGGTTGGTTCAAGCCTATGCTAAACACCACATTTGCTAACACGCATCAAACTATCATTGATGGTTTAGATGGCGACAAAGGCATCATGATAGAAACATCTAGATCAGAATTTAGAGTTACTCTTAACGATCAAGTTTATGCATATGATTTAGGTTCTATTGATGATGTTGCAAACCCATTCTTCGAGGCAACTGACACTATGTGGTTTGCTATGGTTATCAATATTAGTAATCAATATAATGAAATGTCAGTCAATATCTATAGGCTAAAAGATGAAGTCAATGAAGGCTTACCTCAAAATGCGCCTAATAGATTAGAGCTTATGTTTAACGAGCTTACGACTATACCTACTGATTTGACATGGGAAACAGAGAAACAATATGCACTTAGAGGAGGTTACATGCATATGACAAACATTAGAATCTTTACCAAGACGATTGAGTCAGAGCAACAAGTAAATGTATTACAGCAATATGTTGTTAGAGATTCACATCTTAACATTTTAACTGATAACGCTATACCAAGCATCATGCTTAGAAAGTATAGTGCAGGCAGATAAACACTAATTACTATTCTTCTTAGTTTGGCGACTAGGGATATATAGAATATAATATCATAATATGAGCGAGAACAAGAAAACAATCTCTGAACAAGCCGACGAGATACGAAAGGAATTGGATGATTTGATAGGAGGTGATGAAGAATTAGATATTGATTCTGATCCAAGTGACTTGCCTATTATCAATCAGCCTTTAATGCCATCGGTAAATTATACTGAAATGAAGGGCAAAGCTAGTAAGCAAGCACAAAAGACGATTACTAGTTTAATGAAGTTTTATCTTGATGCTGAAATTATAGAAAAGGACGAGTATATCG